GTGATAAGTAGGTTCTTGCTCATATTGGGGATAAGGATATTCTGCCGGTTGCTGTGGCATTAAAGCCGACATAGCCATAGAACCTACTCCACCTAAAATAGCTCCACCTAATGCAGCCTGTGGTACTAAGGTAGCAGAAGTCCAACCAAGAGTTGAAAATATACTAGAGCCTACATGAGCAGAAGCTGTACTAAACAGACCACCACTTCCCGCCGCAGAAACTCCGAAGCCACCGGTAGCTGCACCAATACCTATAGCTAAAGCTATATCAAGACCCTGATTACCAGTAGATACACACATATTAACCTATGTTTAATCCAGTTGGAGCTGTTGGGGTGTTGATTTCTCGTCTAAATCTAGCCTTCCCTTTAGCTCGTCTTGCTACTTTATTAGACTTTTTCCCTGTCATAGCCGCCGTTGATGCCTTTGTAGTCACTGAGGCTATTGGAGCCGGAGGACTTGGAGGAGGTGGAGGCGGTTTTGGAGGGGGAGGTGGCGGTGGGGGCTTTGGTGATCCCATGCACATTAACATATTAAGTAACTCTAACACTAGTCTTATCTCCCTTGTAAGATGCTTCTTTTATTTCATCTTGTTTATCTTTAAGCCACCTTATAACCTGTTGCTGACCTATAAGTTTACATAGCTCAGGCTCACTCACCAATTTAGAGGGTAAGGAGTCTGGAAACATTTCATGTAATTCCTTAAGTAAACCATCAGTAATTATGATATGGTTTAAATCTTCTGTTTCTATATATCTTGACATTTTGAAAAGTCTCCTAAAGGGTTGAAATAAATTCAAAACCATGAATCACTCTACTTTACTGGACATACTCCACTTGCACACTCGTCATCCTCAAGCTCATGGATGCCTAACGTCTTCTCCCAATCCACCTCGGAAAGTTGTGCCACATACTCCTCGTAGACTGCTTTGCTGACAACTTGTTGGGGGAGATACTCATATCCTGCCTTCTCCTCCTCAGACATACGGGGAAGAAAACTAACACCAACGTAAGAAGACCAATTAGATTTGATCCAATCAATAATAAATGGGATTTCATCTTTCGTATAAGATACAGTGATCGAGCAGTTCTGTTCAACGTAGTTATCCATAAGAAATTTATAGCGTACCAGTTGGCTAAACGCACTCTCCATATTGACATATCTATCTTCCTCCTTTGAGTGGGGGTCTTTGCTAAATCTAATGTCTTCCCATGCTACTGGAAAAGTAACAATAACATTATGTTCATCTACCGGGTTATTGACTACACGATAACCTGCTTCTCTTAACTTAGAAACCATAGGATCATTAATACTGAAGTTTACATTATTAAAAATATATTTACCCTCAGGTTTATGACACCCCTCAGTAGTATCCATGATCTTACTCAGAGTACCACTAGGTTTAATGGTAGTAACATTCTTAGGTCTCTGTGTTCCTAACTGATCAGCCATAGAGTAAGCACCATGTATGGCTATGTTTTTTAGTTTCTTATAGTCATACTCTGATAGGTCTGGTCTTCTAACTATACCTGTAAGTCCTACACCACATAACCTAAGGTACTCATTGTTCTCATGCCAAGTACGTTGAAGAATACCATCATCTAGATTAACTAGAGTCTGCCTATAGTTAGCTCTAGCTATTAGATATATAGCTCTAGCTAAACCATCACTGTCATTCTTAAACTTCCCTACGTCTACCTCAGATAGATTACAGAAGCTCTTGTTACCTAAGAGTATCTCAGCACAAGGATTAACACCAGAGAACCAAGGTGCTCTACGTCTAGCTTCTTCACCATTGATGATTCCCGGTTCAGACCCACCAGATTCCTCCATAATCTTAAAGAATTGTTCAAGCTCAGTCTTAGTAGGCTCTCGCCAAAATACTACAGAGTTATTAGACTGACTTCTGTGTGGTGTTTCTGATAGGTTATCTTTAGACCGGGCGAATTCTTCCCACTCAGGATTATCATAGTACATGAGTGCTATCTCGGCTGACCTACGGCTACTGAGTACAGTACCTAACCAGTTCATAATATCTAAGATGTCCATTCTACTTAGGAGTGAACCTGACTTTTTATTTAATATTTGAACTATTGATGTGAAGGCTTTCGAGAGGGGAGCATCACCGCTGCTGATCCATCCATACCCACTGAGTCGTTGGCCTGATGGTCTGAGTTGTGAGAGATCGAGTATGAACTTTGTAGCTTTCCCTTTGTATGCCAGAATTTTACCGATAGACTTTGCCCATGCTTCAGCGGAGTCTCCAACTGTAAGTGTCCAAGCCCCCTTATCGAAAGTCTCTTTGTTTCCTTCATGCCCTCCCTTCTTAGTTCTTCTTGAACGTATGACTTGCACATCTTTGATTGGGGATGTGAAGCCAGATAGTGTTCCGACAACAGGTGTAAATCCCACGCCACATCCCTGCAACAAGAGCCATAAAGAGTCAACCACATCATGTATAGTCTCCAATTTTAAGTGAGCACAATTAAACTGACTAGCTTCCCTACGCTTAGCTACATCAGTTCCTCCTAACCATAGTGTTCTTCCACTGACACACACCTTACGATCTAACATAAGCTGACGTAATTCTTTTAACTCATCATTAATCTCAGTATATTCAGGGGTCTCTGGTTTACCTAAAGCTCTATCCCAAAGCCACCCTTGATGATGTATCACCCTGTCTACTGTTTGCTCCCACGTTTCAAACCTTTCTCCGGTAGGGTCTAAGGGTCTATTGTAGGTACGTCTAGTAATAATGTCAGCTCTTACTGATTTCATATACACTCCTCTAGTACAGGGGGTTTATAATTTTTACCTTTCATAACCTTGCCACTATCATCTTTAGTAAATGGAAACTTACTCATGTTACTCTTATGTACTAAGTCATAAGCTTCATCTAAGTCCATCCCGAATGATACGGCAGTTCCTTTAATAACATAAATAACATCACACATTTCCTTTAAGAAATCTTGTAGTAAAACCCTACGTTCTGTTTCATTAGTATTTGTTTCTATTGTCATACCAACCTCAGCAAGCTCTTGAACTTCTTCAAAGATTAACTTCATCCGAAACTCAAGTAGCTCTTTGCTGAAGGGCTGATCTACTGCTAGCTCCATTTTCTCATGGAACTCTCTAACTTTTTTCATTGTAATAATATTCCTTCATCATCTCTATACATTTAATGGCTTTGTTTAGGTCTTCTACACCATTCTTATCCTTGTGCCTAACCACATATTTAACTACACTTCCTACATCCATACCTAATTGATTCTCTATAATAAAAGTCCAAGGGTCTATCTTATACTTAGCATAATACTTAGGTCTAATGTTGGTACTACCACCCTTCCACTGATCATTTAAACTGTACGCATCAATGTCATTGTTGTCTGTTATAGGGGATTCCATAAGATAACCTCCTCTTTTCCAAAGTTATAATCACTAGCTCTTAAGATTCTAGCTACTCTAGCTTGAGTTAGCGCGTCATCTGCATCTAGTCCGGCATTAACAAACGCATCTAATACTGTCTCCCATGTTGCTCCCTTATCTTTGAGTAATGCGTCAGCTCTTTTCTTTCCTATTCCCGGACACCCTTTGTAATTATCTACTGAGTCTCCTGTTAAAGTTTGGTGAAAGAATTGAAAGTCTGCATCCTCCTTGTTAATTTTAAGTACCTCCTCAGTATCAATATTATAATATTCACAAGGGATTGTCAACATATCTTTATCTATTGATACGATTATCGGCCTCATGTTTTTAGTATAACTGGTAGCAAGAACCCCTAAGGCATCATCAGCTTCACAATTATCGAGGACAAAAGAATTGTAAGCTTTCTTTAAAAATGTTTCTAGATGATTGTACCCTAGAGGTTTCTTACTACCTTTTCGGTTTGCTTTATATTCGGGAAAAATTTTTCGTCTAAAATTATTTTGCCTATCCGAAAAGCAGATCGTAACGTCTTCCCTGTTTGTTATGTTAAACTTCTTGATCCAATACTCTACCGTATTCTTAGATTGAAACTCCAACTCCTTAAGATTAGTAGCAGTAGTAACAATGTCATCATCCCATTGAACCTCTGTTTGTACTGCCCAACAAGTTCTGTATGTAAGAATGTCTCCGTCTATTAATAATTTTGTAATGCCCATCTATTCCTCCTTCTTCTGAGTGAATTTTATAGTGACAGTTTTCACAAACATATACACATTTAAATATTTCCTTAAACAGTTTCAATTTATTCTTACCCCCAACCATTGTGAAAATGTTTCCACGTTTCATCTTGGGGTTTACATGGTGAAAGTGTAAAGTCTTTGTTGGGTTCTTAAAGTTACAGGTCTCACAAGTAAAATCTTTTAACCAACATAAGAACGATCTTCTAATATTGTTATTAAACTTTAAATAATTTTTTCTCTCATCTCCCACACTCTTGTAAGGATTAATTCCACTCCCCCCCATTAATATATGTCCATCCTTTTCCATAAAAACTATCAAAGCTTTGACTGTCTTAATGGGTTTCAGCCCAAGTCTTTCCAACTTTCGCAGTTGCGGAAAGTGGGCAACCAAATTCAAAGAATTCCCCGGCAGTTCGGATCGCTCTCTCAGCTTCTTCGGCAACGTCTTTGGCATATTTTTCACTCACCTCTATTTGGAATTCGTCATGGATATTAGCTACAAACTCATAGTCTTGACCTGCTTTCAAGCCTCTGAACTTGAGCTTCTCATCAAGTATAACTAAAGCTTTCTTCATAAGCACTGCACCTGCTGATTGGAGTAAGGTATTAAGAGCACTATGCTCTGACCTAATGTGCAGCCTCCTACCATCAAGTCCTATTAGATAGCCCCTTCTCCTGTATGTCTCCTTTACTTTGGTTGTTAATGTTTGAAGTCCAGTAACATTCTTTAGGAATCTTTGTCTTGAAGCTCTGCCTGACCTTGATCCCTTACCTAATATTAATCCTAGCTTCATGTCTCCTGCACCATAGATAAAAGCATAGAACCATGTCTTAGCAGTATCGCGATTAGCTATATCCAATGCTTTCATGTTAATAGAATGGATGTCAGTAGATTTCTTTTTATCACCCGACACTGCAGCCTTAACATACTTGCCTTTATCATACCGACTCATATACCCTGCGAGTGCTCTGAGTTCAAGACCATCTGCATCTACCCCGACTAGCTTCTTACCTTTACCTACTGTGAATAGCGTCCTACACTCTTTACCATAGGGGCTATAAGAAGCCGGCACTTGAGCTATGTTAGGATAAAAATGGGTACACCTTCCTGTCACAGCTCCATTAGTATTGACTCTACCATGAAGTCTTCCTTCTCTCTCTAGTTTAAGCCACGCGTTATCACCCTCAGCTAATTGAGATACTCTCTTACTGATTAAGAAATGTTTCTTTAACTCTTGGCAATTAGGAAACCTAAGCTTACTTAGTATAGATTCGTTTACTTCTGGTTTTCCACTCGGAGTGAAAGAGTTAGGAAGCCACCCATATAACTTCTGCAATCTAGACGATATGTGGTCTCTGGAGTTTGGATTAAATTCCACAGTTTTAATTTTAGTAAAGCTTGCTCCACTAGTGTAGCCTCGCTTCTTGTTATCTTTCTTTGGCGTAAATTCTCCTTCACTGACAAACCAACTGCCGAATGAAGTCCGTAATTTTTCAGCCAACTTTTCCTTATCCTTAAGAAGATTAACATATAACTCTTGTCCTTTCTTTACATCAAAGTTAAAACCATGTTGTTCCTGTCTAGACATGATTCTTGCAAAAGCTAATTCCATATCAATCGAGTCTTTACTATATTCTTGATCTAAAAAATGATAATACAAATCCATAGTAATGTTTACGTCTTGTTGACAGTAGACTGCCATTTCATCTGAAAACTCAGCCCAATCTGTAGTCTCACCATAATCACCTTTGAGTGATCCATGTCGAATACCCCAAGCTTTAAGACTATGGCTTCCCCATAATTTAGGCTCTAACTTTTTACTCTTAGAGTCTAACTCTTTTAGATTAGTATGAATTAATCTAGACATAACTAAGGTGTCAACTATCTCTGTGTTCTTACTAGGAGTCCACCCTAACACTTTCTCTAAAACTGGTAAATCATATCCAATAATATTATGACCTATCAATCTCTCAGCGCGTTTCATATTTTCCAAAGCATCCTCTAGACAATCATAAGAAGCAAACTCGTTATCATAAAACCCGGACTGATTTGCATACAACTGACCGGCCTTAGCTCCTACTACTGCTAGTCCTATACAGTGTACTTGATCTACTGTGTCCAATAGACCATTCGTTTCAATGTCAAATACGAGTTCTAAGCTCATCTTAAATCTCCAGTTGGAAAGCGTTCTTCTAAATCAGAAACCTTGCTCGTTAAGTTCACTATCGTCTTCTTCATTTGGGATTGCACATTCGCTAAGTCTACCTGACTCTGGACTGTAGGATAAACAGGTTGCAACGCCTGTCGAACTTCCCTTATACCTCGCTTTGAGGACTCTAACGATAGTCTCATTCTCTCCTTGTTGATCTCGTTCAAGTCCAATAACAAAATCGCTGAGCTGAGCAATAGCTCCACTCCCTCTAAGGTCTCCGATACTGATTTGTTTGCCATCTTCATGCCCCTTTCCTTGTGACGGTCTCTTTAAGTGAGAAACAATAAACATACCTACGTTCAACTCCTCTGCTAAAGACCTTAGGTTAGTCATCAAGTTATCTATTAGTCTTCGTTCATCTCCTCCTTCGATACCACTAACCATGATAGATATATGATCAAGGATGATCCAATCCACACCACAGCTGCGAACAAGATAACGAATACGATTGGTAAGTACATCTCCATCTAAGCTCCCCCAATGATCATAGAGAAAGAGTCTCCCTGTAGAGAAAACTCTCTCCCATATTTCCCTCAAATATTTTTCCTCTAAATTATTTTGAAGGTGGAGCATAGAATTAGCTTCAATCGACATAAAATCTAGAGCTGCATTTCTTACTGATTCTTCTAAAGCAAGATAACCTACTTTCTCACCCTTGCTAAGTAAATAAGATGCAATCTCTTTTACAGTAGTCGATTTACCTGCACCTGTACCTGCACAAAAGGTTACAAGCTCACCTTTTCTAGCTCCTAAAGTTTTTTTGTTAAGTCCAATCCAAGGATATTCGTGATCGCTAGGTTTGATTGGAGTATTCACTAGCTCCCATGTGTCCTCACCTGCCACTATACCATCAGGTCTACAGATTGGTGCGTTCCAAATAGCACTAACAATACTTGACCCTTGATTGGCTACAAGGCACTCGTTAGCATCCTTCTTAGGAAGTTTAGCAATCTTACACTTTCCGGGGGGAAAAAGATCGGAACACTGTTTTGCGGCTGACATTCCCGGTTTGTCCATATCGAACATGAGAATGATTTCTTCAAAGTTTCCTACAAGCCACTCGTAGTCTTTCTGAATGGCTTTCTTAGCTGACTTAGCTCCATTGGGAATGGATACGGTAGGCCACTTACAATTTTGTTGCTCTGCTACACTGAGGCAATCAATCTCACCTTCAGTTATAACTATCTTTTTACCAGTACCCCAAAGATGCTTTCCCCATAGTCCAGACACTTCTCCTAGAGTGCGGAAGTCATTACCTTGAAGTCGTACCTTCTGCCCTACTACGTTACCATGATCATCCCTAAACTCTGCAATTTGACAGGGCTGATCCTTATACTTACTAATTGAATAACCATAAAACTTACAAGTCTTCTCTGAAATTTTTCTCTTACTTAAATCTTTGTATTGTCCTTTCGGAAGTAGGTTAGTAAATTTCTTTTTATTATCGGGATTGGATTCGGAAGGTACAGAAGACCTAAGAATATCACCGCTAGGAGGCTGATAGTACCCGCAATCCACTCCAAAACAATAACCATGTCCATCATCATACCTCGCTAAATTATCTTTTGATCCGCATTTTGGACACGCCTCATTTCCCACCCAAGTTGATGAGCCATTCTGAGGGGATGTCCTTTTTTGCATATTTGAACCCATACTTGTCGCACCATTGTCCATAAGTTGTCCTCGATCCTTTATAGAGTTTTTGGTTTGGGTTAGTGAATACAAACCTGATGTCTAGATCAGGATGTTGCTCTTTTATTAAAAGGTGTTTAGCTCTATCAGAGGCTAAAAACCTACCCTTTGTTTCTATGAATATACCATATCTATTTGTTTTACTCAATACATCATCTTTATGAGGTAAATAAAAATCGGGTGTATAAGTTTTTTGATTAGGTATGTAGGGAATACGCTCAGGTTCATAGTACCATTCAACTCCGGCACTTTTTAATTGTTCACCTATCTTCGACTCTAACCCTGAGCGATACCCCCTAGCGATACCATGCTTCCAGTGCGGAGTTACTTTAATTTTCTTGCTGACCATATAACTCACTCGCACTTAATAAGCCTTTTAACATTGTTAAAGTAGTCTTTACCGTATAAAAATCCTCAACCGGGAAAGAACCTGTATGTAATACTTGGTACAAATCTGATACAAGTCTATGAACTACCGCAGGCTTACATTCCATCAACTTCCGATACACCTCCTCTGATTCCATCTGTTTGATGTCCTCATAGCTAGGCATATTTAGAAGTCCTCCCCATCTGCATCCTCATCCTTGTCATTAGAACCTTGAGAGAACTCCTCGCCCCACTCAAGATCATCATTACTACCACCTTGATACTCAACCAAATCTAAAACTCGAACCTTACGGAGTCTTAGAGTTACTCCACCCCCACCTTGATCAAAAGGTACTGCTTGATAGGCAACCTTAATCTTTGAACCTGCCCCTATCGTAGACTCAATACGCTGACCTTCTTTGTCGAGCAAAATAGGAACTTGAGTAAAATCACCCTTTCGGGATTTAACCACTGATTTCATCTTAAACTGACACACCATGTTATCAGTGTTATTTCCTTGATCATCCTTCTCAGGTTTCAAGGGGTTGTGCTTACCACCATTCATAAGAGGCTTGATTACCGTATCAAGCTTCTTTGATTCCTCTTTAGTCATTACCAATTTAACATGGTAAATACCGTCAGCATCAAAGCGTACATCAGGCTTGTTAAGCCAAGGCCATGATGCTGTACCTACAGGTGAAACGTGCATTGGAAATTTAGTTTCTGCCATTATAGTTCTCCTTTAATAAAGTTTTCTGCACCACCAAATTCTGGAATCTTCTGTCTTTTACAATCTACTCTGATACGATCTACAATATTCATTAGTTCTGCTATTGATCTATCCTCTCTGAGTTTATTGTTATACATACAATTAAACAAGCTAGAAATTATAACATACTTCTCCGACTTACTGAAAGGCTGTAGAGCTTCTACTGCCTTCATCATTCCTTGACCTACATTTTCAATATTTACATTAGCTAAAAAAGAATTCTGCATCAATTACTCCTTCTATTCTCAACTTACCATATCCTTCCGGGGCTGTCAAATTTATTTTCCCACTTTTCTCTTGTTCATCCTTAAACCTTTGTAAAACATCCTCTTTGTATATCTCAATAAATTTCTCTCGTAAAATAATTCCAAGTTCTTCTATGTCACACGCATGAGTTCCAAAGGAATCATGGACTACCGCAAAAGATTGGATATCATGTTCATCATTCGCACCTATAACAGTCTTCATAAGGTGACAAGCATCCAAGCTATGCACAAAGTTTGGAGCTATTCCATTCACTTGCTTGAACTTATTCATCTTATCCGTTCCAACACCTGCCGCAAATAGAGAAGCCATTTTCCCATTTATAATTGTCTTAACTTGTGACACCACCGACTTTAAATACTTCTGTTTCACTAGGAAGCCGGTGGGTAGTGTCCAGTAGATTGGTCTATCTAATTCGTTCATCTCTCTAGCACAATCCTGTAACCACTTCATTCCCATTCGCGCAGATATTACTACTTCACCAATAGCCTCATAAATAAACTTAGCAATATACTTACAATGTACCCATAGGTCTTCCCCTTCTTGGATTCCGGCAAATACTTTTCCCTTGTCCTGTTGCTTCTTTATCTCCTCATAGATTTGCTCTCGCATACCATAGAGTGTCGCTCCATAAGGAGTAGTCATTACCGGCCTTTTAACTAAGGCTCGATCCAAGTTCTTATCATAAAGCCAAACTTGTCTGAGCTTTTGAGTTGACGGCATATCATCCTCAAATATTTTTAATACTGTAGCTTTCCGTACAATATCATAAATATCCTGAGGTGTCTCTCGGTCAGTTAAATTAACGGCTTCCCCTCCCTTATGGTCTCTGAGCATAGCGGAGAAATGCTGTAAGCCATTACAAGACCCATCCACTGTAATAGGTAAGTGACTTACCCATTTAGCTCCCCATTTACCAAGGTCTTTGACTTTAGCGTACTCAATACAAGCCCTTAGGAATTGCCAAGGCTTATCAGCTTTCATCCACCAGTGCTCAGATAAAGGATTCTCTGCAATCTGTAGTATAGATTTTTCATGGTGCAGTGTCCACTCTACTCGATCCTCTAGCGACACCTTATCATACCCATAGCAGTTGGCTAGATGCACCTGTAACCAAGGGATTCCATGATCCCCTATGGGTTTCCCTTGAGAGAACTCTAGCAGTCCTCTAGCTGAGTCCTCTCCCTGAGGGTTTAAGAACGCTGTGTTAGCATACATTCTGCCTCGGAAATCTAAAGTGTGTGGAAAATAAAATACTTTTTCATCCACAAACTTTCGGGTCATCCACATAAGTTGAGAAAACTGAATCCGTTTGGTTTTTCTTCTAACATTATCGGAGTAAATCAACGTAGCTCTACGCTTCCAATCTATTTGTTCATCCTTAGTCCCGGTTTTAGGAAAAGCTTCTTCCATGTGTCGTTCATGGAACTCAGGGATCACTGAGACATTAGCTTGGGAAGTAAACAGGGCATCCATAACTTTAAACACAGTTTTATTCACTCGCCATCCGGTCTCCTGTACTACATTAACCGCATGATAGACCTCGGATAAATCACGGTTCTCTAGCTCTTTCATGTAGGCTACATCATTAGTTTTTATAAGTTGCATACCATTGTAAGTGTAGTAACCACCAACGTATTGACTACTCCACTTCCGAGGAGGAATAATACAAGGTAATTTTACAGGAGACAATAACTCACAAATAGAATTCTTTTTATCTATCCATTCCAGTGAAGTTGCCGTAGCTTCAAACCAAAACACCGTCTTAGCTGATTGACCTTGTGCTGTGTGCTTTTTTATCTCAAAGAGCTTAGTATGATCACAGATTAATTCACACAGTAATTGACCCAACTGAACACGCTTAGTAGTAGGCCAGTTTTTCCATTCAATCTCTGCTTTATTACCTGAATGAACTAATACCCTTTTCTGTCTACGGTAATTAGTAGTTCGTTTAGTGAGGTCTCTAGAGACTACCCCAAATAATGCAGGATTTAGTTCTTTAAATTTTCTAAATCGTGTTTCATCTTCGATAAATGAACCCACTTCCTGAGCCACTCTCACTAATTTTACAGGTGTAGACAAATGATTGATACAAGCCTTTAACGCTAGAAACGCTATAACATCACTTGGTAATGAAAAAAGTTTTTCTATTGTATCTGCGGAGTAAGTACTAACTTTCCCCATCATGTAATCATTCTTAGTAATATCTATTGCTTTAGAAATTCGGTCAATACCTTTACGAATAAACTGAATACCTGCAGGAGTTGTGGACTCATGCTGACCCTTGCGAGCCTCTTGGTTCTCACGCCTGTAGCGTACAACCCCAAGATCAACCATCTCTTTTTCTAAATCTTTTTGTCTTTGTAGCATCTAATATAGTCTATATAAATTATTAATAATCCGGCATCTATTAGGAGGAATCCTAGTTGATTCGTATATACCCACCAACTAATCCAACACGCTTGACAGGATAGCCCTACAACTCCCCCTAATCGGTGTCCTATCGCCACTAGCCTAACAGAAGTTAGGGCTAGTATTGATAAGAATAACTCAATGTAAAATGAATCTATCATGGTTTAATAGTAATCCCGGTGCGTTGTACTTTAATTAACTCTCTTATTTCTAATTTTAGTCTTGCCTCTAGATAATCTAAGGTTGACTTAGATACTCTCTCGTACTTATGTAGCCTCTTATTCTCGGACTCATGGGCAATCATAAGAACGTGACGTTTTACTTGTGCTCTGTTTAATAGACTTGTCATCTCAGTAGGTCTCCTAAAATATATCCAATTAGTGTTAGCAGTTAAGTGCTTCAAGAATCCTCCTTTATCCACTTAGGGATTATACGCTTAGTCCATTTTAAAAGTAAAGATTTTTCTTTGAGATAGTATTCCCGGTAGGCTTTGACGGCATCCTTGTTTTTGTACTGATCAGGCATAGCTTGAGCGAAAGGTGTCAAACCAATATCCGGGATATCTGGTGTTGGTAATGTTTTTACTAAATCGTATGACTTGTGATTTACGTCTTTGTTATACCGATATTTGTACTCGTAATTTAAAAGTCGTGTCAGTCGTTTGAGCCAGTTGTAATTAGATAAAGACTCTCTAGCCCATATAGTACAAGGGTGGTTTTTATGTGTTAATTTATACCCTACATCATGCCCTTGTAGCCTCACAACTGAGGACAACATCTGTGCATACTCTAGTATCATTTTGACAACGTGCTTATCACAATGATACTCGGCACACTTTTCAAGATCAGTGTCTAAGACAAAAATATTCAAGCATCCTCCTTGTAAAGTGATTTTAAAATGTGTTTCACGGTAGCAACCGTCCAACCATTTCCAAGCATTTTATAGCGTTGTGTATTACTAATGGGTACTTCCTTACCGTCTTCCCGGATGCCTCTAGAAGTGTAATTATCGGGAACTGTTTGTAACCTCTCGCACTCCATAGGTAATAGCTTCCTCCACTTGAGCGGCGATATGGCTACCTTAGGCTCTCGGTGTCCACCGCCACAAGTAGTCAAGGTAGGAGACTTACCCTGAGGGCTGTAGACTCGTTTAATAGAGTCTCTACCCTTGAGGTCAGCTACTCCAACCTGTATGCACCTAACACCGGTCATCCCTTGATTACCAAATCCCTTGTAGTCTCTAGCCATTAGGGAGTGAGACTTTTTAATGTTAGCCTTGATCAATCGTTTACCTTGATCTCCCACTATATCAGCAATTTTAAGAGATGTCACATCATTTTCCAAAACATCCTGTAATACAATATCGCAAGAAGCCGGGGAAGGTTCAACCTCTAAATTAGTCCAGTAAAGTCTAAGTCTATTCTGAGCACTAAACTTTGAGGAGTTAAGTCTTACCGGGGTGACACCTAACAAATCAGAAATTACATTTTCCCACTCTTGCTTCATCCTAACATTTTCAAGTAAGAACTTAATGTTAGGATTCTTTTTTCTTAGGATAGTTAGAGCCTCAACAAACTTATAAAACAGGTTAGACCGCTCACCTTCTAATCCCTTGCCATTAGCCTTAGCTCGACTGAGGTCTTGACATGGTGATCCTGCCATTAGTAAGTTTACCACAGGTAATGCTTCAAAGTCAACCCCGGTAACATCCCCCAAGAACACTGTGTTTGGGAAGTTGTACCTTGTTACTGACTGAGCATATGGATCAATCTCACTACTGTAGTAAGTATCGGGTATGATCCCTAACTCCCTCAGTGCGATCTGTCCACAGCTCATGCCGTCAAACATACTATAAGCTATCATTTCACCTCCTTGACAGGTAGCCATTGATTTGGATATCTTACAAAGTTGGGTTCGCGCCAATCTAGCACCATGTAACACTCTTGCATATACTCAGAGTCCATCTTAAAGAATATCTGATAGACAGTCTCCGGTCTCGTAGTACAAGGTACATTCTTAGCATTATGACTTACTTCCAAGCCATATTTATACATAATCTGGACTTGGTTTGGTACTTGGTTAATCGTCCAGTCCACCATTTTATCTGGTGGTGGTATCGTAAGCATGAGAGTGATCAATAGCTCTTTCATACTTGCCACTCTTTAATCCCATCTACAGATAACTCACCGGCTTCTATTTTTTTAATATATTCAGCGTATAAGTCTTCACCGGGTTTACCTAACTCTTTAATTAGAGATCGTATTACAGCCATCTCATTCGATCCCCTTTGCCAATAGTCGTTATCATCCGAGTAGCTGTAATAAAAGTCATGCGTACTAAGTAACTTCTTTAAGTCCTGTAATGTTTTTTTCATAAGCACTCCTTAATTGATAATATCATAGTAGAGTCGATAAGTCAACTCTATAAGACCCACTAGGAGTTTGTCCTAGTGAGTCCTAAGAATCACCTATTAGAATCCCATAGCCTTAACTTGTTCTTTAAGTTTGAGCTGACTTTTAGTATACTCTACCCACTCCCAATTATCGGATGCTGTCCGGGTAGCTGTAATGGCCTCCATAATATTGTCACCAAGCTCAATATTAGTCTTCCAAGCCTTTACTATATCGTGGCTGTAGACACTTCCTATTTCGCGATATGCTCCGTCTACATCTACCATACGAGTATTCCCTCTCATATTATCAGCCATTATTCCAAACCAACCATTCTTTAACTTAACTACCATGCCT